GGTGGTTCTACCACGAATCATTGCGGCAAAGTCGTCGTGGACCCTGACAGGGGTAGTGGCAAATTTCTCCGCCAGACGGCGGAGGCTAGCGGCACCACCAGACCTAGAAAGAGGTCTGATGGTGTCACACGCACTACCCTTGAACAAGGTCCACGGTTTGGTCCTTCGGGTCTTCTTCGAAGTCACCCGCACAGGCTTCCTAGGGGCCTGGTAACCAGCAATCATCCGGTAAAAGGATTCATGCTGGGTCTCGAGAGAGACAACCACGTCCCTAAGAAGACGCATCTCTCCTGCCCGTTCATCCGATGTGAGAACATCAGAGATGGAGGGCAGGGATTTCCTGAGACGATAAAACGTCGCAGGTCGTCCGATGCGTTGTGCGAGTGGCTTCGGGAAGAGGCCCCCCTCTTGAAATGGTACCTTGCCAAGCCAGCGTTCTGCATCGGAAGGATTCAACCCCCTCGAGACGAGGAGGGAGAACCTTTTCCGAATGGAAACTGGCGCGACAAGGCCTCTTCCCAGGTAACCGTAACCACCGAACTCGCTTGGAATAGTGAGCCGGAGCCGGTGACCGGGGAAGAACGTTCTTTGCACCCTCTCCGCCCTCACGAGATACCGACGACCAAGTCGAGGATCCGCCGGAACTGGCAAGCCAGTCCCGACCTGAGGCACTGGAGGGGGTACAAAGACTACCATTCCATCTTCCTGTCCGTGTGGTACTCCGAAGACCTCACACATCGTCCAACCAAAGTTGGAGATGAAGGTCTTCGAACGGTTCAGGCTGACACCAATGTCATCGGCACTGTCGGCGTAAACCTCGGTTCCGTAAGAATCGAGATCGCGACCAACAGAGTCATCGCCATGGTGCCTGGCCGACCCGAACGACCGAGTGAGCCACTCGGAAGCCCACGAAAGGACAGGAAAGGAAAGAGGGGTGCCCATCGGACTTCCCCGCTCCGCGTACCACCGGTCAGACTCGAGTTGGACTCGAGTCCTGTGCCACATGGTACGCGGAACCAGCCCCAGGGATCGTTTCGCGAGGGCCAAATCCGTTGGACGGATGACACCCGCGCGAAACCATCCATCAACGATTGCCTCGACCATCCGGTGGGAAAGTCCATCCGTCGCGCTCGACAAGTCGAGCGAGACGAAGGACTCTCCAACACCGCATTGGTCGTGGAGTCCGGGAGGAGGCTGGCTTGGATCGTCAGCTCTGAGCATCCAATGGCCAGGAGCCAAAAGATAAGCAGAGTTTCGAATCCAAGTGCC